GCCGGCCACTGCCCCGAAACAGTGCCTTTTGTCACTGAATCGAGGCAGTTGAGCAACAAACTGCGGCAAAACCTCACCCAAAAGGGTGAGGTTTCCGCGTTCATGCAACAGTCACTGGGAAGACACAGGGGGTGGGGTGTACAGTGGCTAATTTGTCAGTTCATGAACTCTCACGCGCGTGCTTAAGTTTCTGAACCCTCTTAGAGACTACTCCCCGGTTCAGATCGTTTAACTCTGGTATGTGGTGGAATCAATCTAGCCAACTCTTCTGCAGCAGGCTTCCATGGTCCATCGCTCGGCGGCGTACTTCCCAACCCCTGTCTCTGACCACCCCACCTTTTCCTGCCCTGGGGCTTCGCTCCCATGGCCAGTTCCACTCCAGCCCACGGGCTGGGCACATCCCCATCATCTTGCGTCTTGCCCCTACTCGGCCAATTCGCTCCGTTCTGCGGTTTCAACTGAGCCATGGTGTATCCTATCCAGCCTCTTTCCAAGTGGTTCCGTCACAGCCATAAACACCAGAAACGTAAAACACGCCACTCCCCCCAGCAGCAGCGTCGTCCCTACGAAACCCTGGGCCAAGGCCCACAGCATGTTGTTGCTCTGACCAGGAGCCGTTGTGCCATGCAGCATTGACAAATCTCCTTTTCTGGGGCTTTTTCAAGACCGTGGCGTGCTGGCCGGTGATCCCGTGGAAGAGGCGCGACGTCTCGCCAGCACTTTGCTCTAAAGGCAGGAACCCACGTCAGGTGGTATAAACACCAACCACAACGGCAGAGGCCCGGCATCTAGAATAATACTAGATGTCCGGCGCCCTCTAAGCGGCACACGCGCCGCTTGAGCAATCCGAAACCGTCTCTACTTTCTCGAGTAAGCTTCCGCGCTTTCCTCCGTCTTGGAAGGTGGCGCAGCTTTTGGCCCCTCGGTTCCATGCGTTAAAATAGATGCTTTGGAAGTCCCGCCAGGCCATATCCGACGATACATTACAGGTTTTACTGACTGCACTATCAACATGTCTTTGAGCCGCAGCGAGAACCGCCACATGCTCCTCAGCGCTGACTTCACTGGCTGTTTTAGGTACGACTCCCAAGTATTTATGGCCATAATCCTCTGTATCGAACGTAGTTGATCCTGATGACATCTGTACCACGCGACGCCCTGTAATTGCGAAGACAGGTTCGATCCCCGACGAGATATTGTCATGACAGAAAGAAATAGTTCCTGTGGGTGCGATAGAGGTAAGGTGGCTATTCCTAATTCCGTAGTCCCCAACAGCCTTCCTGACATCACAACGGAGTCCGCGGATGAATGGAGTATCGAGGTATTTGTCTCTGTCAAATGCAGGGAATGCTCCCTTTTCCTTTGCCAAGTTAGCACTAGCCAAATAAGCCTCATTCTTGATGACTGCCAGTACGTCCTCCATGACACCGATATAGTCCTCCATCCCGTAGGTATGTCCACACGCCTCGATGGCATTAGCTACTCCCATAACGCCTAGGCCCATACGTCTAGTATTTATGGCACTTTGTCTCTGTTCTGGTAGTGGATAAGCAGCAACATCCACAACATTGTCCATCGCGCGCACAACAGAAGAAACGTCTCCCGCAAGCCGGTCCAGGTCTAGCTTGTACTTCCTCCCTGGTCCTGCTGGTTCCAGATACTTGACCAAGTTGAAAGACCCCAGCAAGCATGCTCCAAATGGAGGTAGGGGCTGTTCGCTGCATGGATTGGTAGCACCTATAGTTTCGCAGTAACTCAGGTTGTTCCATTCGTTCACCTTATCAATGAAGATTACTCCTGGCTCTGCCCAGTCCCATGTGGAGCGCATGATGGTTTCCCATAAGACCCTGGCATCCACTGTTCCATATTGCTTTCCCTCGAACCTGAGTGTGAAAGGTCCCCCTTCTTGTACCGATGAAATAAATTCGTCTGTGATGGCAATTGAGAGATTGAAGGTGTTAAGTCTGTTCGAATTTTGCTTAGCGTAAATAAACTCTTCGATGTCTGGATGATCCACACGTAGGATACCCATCTGAGCGCCTCGCCGTTCTCCAGACGAGGATATGGTCGCAGCCATCGCGTCATAAACCTGGATATACGATACAGGCCCTGACGCCCGACTATCAAGACTTCGGACTCTGTCTCCCCTCGGACGTATAGTTGAAAAGTCATAGCCTATTCCTCCACCTCGCCTGAGTGTTTCAGCTGCCTGTGCGAGGCGGTCCATGATCGAACCGGGTCCGTTAAGACTATCTTCGATGGGTCCTGACACGAAGCAATTGTATGGAGTAACACGCTTAGAAGTGCCGAGGCCGGTGAGAATGCGACCAGCAGGGGAGAACCTACCCTCCAACAAAATCTGTCGAAACTCACGGTAGTGTACATCGCTGTCAGCGAGCACTGACGAAACCCTGTTACAGACATCACGCCAACTCTCCCCTTTCTGTGCATACTTAAAGCTGAAAACTGCCTGAGCAGCAGGAGTACGTGGCCCATAACAGGGCTTGTTTTCTGGCATTTTGTAAGTTCCCCAGGTTGATGTGCTAAACATGCCATTATGTCACGTTTGTGAATGGCCCGCAACAGCATCCAAGCCATTGCAATGCTGGAGTTTTCTGCACATAATGTCTGATGGAAAGGTCAGATAAAGAGCAACTGCTCGCCCTTGCTCAGGAGATCGGCTCTAGACGCCGCAACGACCCTCTCCTTCTCTACAAACTGCACCCTAAGCAACGCGAGTTTGTGGAGAGCACTCTGTATGGTCGCGCAAAAGAAAACTGGTTCATTGCGGCTAACCGATCCGGTAAGTCGGATGCAGGTTCTTACATTGGAGCGACTCTGGCCAGATTTGGTGTGGACAACACTCGAGTGCAAGTTAATGCTGACGGCACATCCTCGTCGATACAAGTCAGAGACAGGGCAACCTCTGGATGGGTTTCGTCTCTGGACTTTCCAACTTCTCGAGACGTCGTTCAGCCCAAGTACTTCGATAACGGCTTTGTTCCCCCTGGACAGCGGTCGGCTCCTTTCATACCATCTCACGAGATTGAGCAGTGGAGAGTAGATGACCAGATCCTCAAACTCAAGAATGGGTCCATCATCGGCTTCAAGTCAGCCGACTCCGGTCGCCGGAAGTACCAAGGTTCCGAAAAAGACTGGATGCACATGGACGAAGAGCATCCCTGGGAAATCTATGAAGAGTCGGCAATCCGTGTCGGGGCTCGCCCTCTCAAGTTTTTCTGCACAGCCACGATCTTGCCTCCCGAGGGTCAACAAAGCACCATTTCCTGGGTATTCCCGAAGATCATCAATCCTTGGATGGAAGGGAAGTTGAGCCATGTGGCTGTCTTTGGTGCATCAATACATGATAACCCAGGCATAGCCCTTGATGAAATAGCCCGACTGGAGTCCATTTACCCTGAAGGCTCGGTTGCGCGGCGCATCCGTATGGATGGGGAATGGCTGCCTGGCATCGGCGGAGCCCGAGCTTACCCTGCGTTCAACCGTGTTATTCATGTGCGAGAGCAGCCAGAAATCTCGCCATTCCGTGCCCTGTGCTGGACCTGGGACTTTAATGTGGAGCCCATGGCATCCATAATCGGCCAGGTCGATGGTGGCATTTATCGCATTCATAAGGAACTAACAATCGAAGATGCTTCGATACCGGACATGTGTGATCTGTTTGCAAACACATTCCGTAACCACAGTTCGGAGATATGGATCTACGGGGATGCAACTTCCGAGCGCAGATCTAGTCAAACTGGCAAGACGGATTACTGGGTCATTCTGCAAGAGATGCGTCGCCTTAGGCTTTCCGTTGTGCTACGAGTTCCTGACGTTAATCCGAAGGTTCCAGACCGCATCAATGCGGTCAACCGTCTCTGCAAGGATGAACGCGGACTTGTGCGTCTACAGATCGATCCTTCTTGCAGAGAACTCATTGGAGATCTCGAAGGGGTTCTACGCGACGACCGTGGCGGCATCAAGAAGGTTCGTAACCGCAAAGATCCCTACTTTCGCAGAACCCATTGGTCCGATGCATTGGGATATTGGTTAGCCTATGAAGAACCAGTCAGACCGCCATCGGACAACATCCGACACTCCGTCTACCTCCCCCAGCCCGGCTATCAGTTTGCTTCAGCAAGAGACAGACAGTTCGCCTTCGGACCAGGGGCGGAACCAACGCCTGGCAGGCTCAGGGGCGCCTAATGTTCCCCACAATATTCCACAGGCGAAACGCTGTCGGCATTGCGGCTATGCCTTGCAATCAAATTCCGAATTTTGTATCGGTATCCACATCTCATGTGTCCAGGAAATAAACCTCAGGCGGCGCGCTAGAATACCGGGACCAAGGTATGGCACGACCAAAAACTAGATCACTGAAAGGCTCTGGCCAGGCGACGGTGAATGATGAACCTGTCTGGCAACATGATCCAGAAGAATTGTCCGTCATTCAAGAAGTTCTGCGTTGCCGAGATGAGGCTTGGGATGCGAAGCAATCTCGCCTCCGTAAGAACCACAGAAACATGGATGCTTACTTGGGGCGTCAGGATTGGTCCTACAAACAAGATGGACAGTCCACCGAGTTCATTCCTAAGACATCAGTTTCTGTCGAGTCTATGGGAAACTTTATTAAGCGAGGTTTGATAAAGTTTGGAGACTACTACTCAGTTGAAGTTGACTATGAGCTTTCCAAGATCATAAGCGGCGCACAGCTTCGCGCTATGCTTAACAACTTTTTGAATGATCTGTGGGAGAGCAACAACAAATCCACAACCTTTCCTATGGTTGTCTCAGACGCCATCAAGATGGGGCTGCTGAATAGTCTCATTATCCTGAAGGTGCATGGCGGCATGGCCCCACACCGGAAGTTTGGTTTCATCAAGGGTAAGCCAGGTGAAGAAGACACCCTCCAAATGGAGGAGGATACCACCTGGAAGCTCCGTATCGACCTAGTGCAACCTGAAGACTATTACCCCGACCCCACCGCAGCTGGTCTCTATGAGATTCACTCCGTTGAGCGGGACTTGCACGAAGTTGTCGAGGCAGCTGAACAAGGCGTCTATGATAAATCAGTTGTAGATCAGCTTATCGGCACTGACTACAAGATGCCGGAAGATGAGAAACGCCAAGCTCGTGACAAGAACCAAGATGAAGTCACCCAACCTGCATTTCGAAAAAGAGTTGTACTCGATGAATTCTGGGGCACTCTCCTCAAGTCCGACGGGACCGTGGCCCACCGGAACTGTGTATGTACCGTTGCGAACAAGCGCTTTCTAATTCGGAAACCTGAGCCAAACCCCTTCTGGCACCAAGAAAGCCCGTTCATTGCGGAGCCCATCGTCAGAATTCCTTGGTCTGTATGGGGAAAAGCCCTCTTTGACGACGCCGTCAGCCTGAACCTAGCCCAAAATGAGCTGTTTAATCTCATTCTGGATGGCGGCATGGCTGCTGTTTGGGGCACTAAACAGATCAGGCTCGAGGATCTCGAGGATCCCAATCAGGTTGCTGGTGGTCTGAAACAAGGAATGACCCTCGCCGTCAAGCAAACACTGCCCCACAATGCCAAAGTAGTGGAATTGTGTGCCACTGGCAACGTCCCAATCGACTCCATGCAGATTTATGAGGCTCTGGACCGCGAATACAATGCAGCGGTTTACACTAATGAGCTGAAATTGGGCAGCCTGCCCTCCAAACAGGTACGTGCAACTGAAGTTGTTGAAAGTTCTAACAGCCAAGCCATCACTTTGGACGGTCTGACAGCCGACATCGAACGCAAGATCATCGACAGAGCCATTTATCTGTCATGGATGAACGTCTTGCAGAATGCTGATGAGTTCGATGGCAAGATGATGACTTCTGTGGCTAATAAGGCGGTTGCAAACATCATTATGCGCGCCTCCCCTGAAGAGCGCTTTGCACTCTTCGGTGGCAGAACACAGTTTCGGACCTTTGGCCTCTCTGCAACTATGGCTAAAGCTCTGGATTTCCAGAAGTTCATGTCCATGATGCAAGCAGTCCAGCTCAATCCGATGCTGTTCCAGGCCTTTATGATGAAATTCAGCCCCGATAGGGCCTTGACGACAATTATGACCAAGCTCAACATCAACCCGGACGACCTGCAGCTTTCCCCAGATGAGCAAGCCCAAGCTGCGGATCGAATGCAACAGACTCTGGCCATAGGTCAGATGATGAACCCGAAAGGTGGACAAGGCGTTGGTGAAGGGAATGGCGCTGCTTCTGCCCCTGGAGCATCTACCCCCGGCGGTGCACCTTTGGGGGGTGGGAGCAGCGTTCCAGCTGAGATTAATCAGGGAATGAACCCTTCAACGGGACTTGTTCCAAATGCGTAGGAAAGTCAAGGGACGTCGGAAAGTTAGAAAGGTCATGGAAGAGTACAAACAAGGTTCTCTTTCTTCAAGCTCTGGTCAACGCGTGACCAGCCGACCACAAGCCATCGCGATTGCTCTTTCTGAGCAACGTGCCGCTGATGAGAGAAACAAGAAGAAAAAGAAAAAGAAACGGAGGACCTACTAATGGCAAACGGCTTTAACAAGCAGCCCGCCTACGCGGGCGAGGCGAACTTTGATGAGTGGGGAACTCACCCCGATTACAGCAACATGGGAGGTGGCATGTCAGCATCTGAAAATCGCATGGTAAACCACGTCGGAAGGAACATTGCCTCCTCCGGAGGCCCGAAGAGAACTGATGGAGGTAAGAATCTTGGCCCAAAAGCAACAAATACCACCTCCGTTCCAGGTTGCGACCCTCCTGAGGCCAGCCCTTCCGCCACCAATCAATCCCGTAACCAAGGCGAGGGGACCGACACTTATGACTAAGGGTAATGGTGGCGGGAAAGGAGGCCACAAGCGAACTGGCGTCATTCAGAAAGTTGGAACCAAGATTAAGATCCAATCTCCCTCATCCCATCCTCACTCTAGAAATCAGCTGACTAGCTACGCCAAGGGCGTAGCGGCTGAAGGTTGATACTCGACAATAGAAAGGAATTAACATGCCTAAGTTGGCCTTATGCCTGGTTCTCCAGGAAGTAGGCGGAGGTGGTCCAGTTGACCCTGGCTACGGAGTAGAGGGACCGGTCGATCCGGGCTATGGATTTCCGGATCTTGGCCTTGGAGGAGGGCATCCGTCACACCCGATTTCGGGTGTAAGGCCGCCACACGTTGGTAATCGGCCGCCTGGTAGCGGGTTCCCGCCGCACGTTGGCAATAGACCACCAATGGGGCCGCCTGTACTGCCTACGCATCCGATCTATCATCCCGACAAGCCGACGCCTCCAGGCGAGAGCCCCGGCGCCGGCCTCTGGGTAATAGCTTATGTCCCTGGCAAAGGTCTTGAGTGGGTAGCGATTACTCCTGGCGTTCCTGAGAAGCCGCAACCTGAGCCTCCGACAGGTCCCGACACTCCGGTGGTGCCGACCCCAGTCTGATGTCCTACCATCGTCAAAGAATTGACCCAGAGGTGCTGATCAGGAGTCTGATCAGCAATGCTCAGGCAATGGGAAACAGGCCGTTAGAACAGAGGTTGGCTGATCTAACGGTCTGGTTCTATCGAAACCGCAAAGCCATTTCTCCAGAAAATCTTCACCTTCGGATGAAATTAACTGAAGACGCCCTTTGGATCATGCTTGAAGTTGTTGCTCTGACCATGGACCGTCTGCAAGAATTGGAGCACAAAGGCAAATCTGAGAGTCTATGGCTTCCTAAGGGAATGAGGGTCGAGGGGGACCTTGTTGTGCATGAATGATGCTCAGGTAAACAATATCGAAGCAATCCAGCGTGCAGACCACGCTGCCGTCTTTAAGGGTCTCGCTGAACCCTTCATTCACAGCTACATCAACAATTCAATCAGTAGCCTTGTAGCCCATTACCGAGGTGGTCAACTTACTCATGACCTTATGCTCGGCAAGGTTGCTGAGATTAGCGCCCTCATGGCTCTGATGGACAATCTCCACAGTGAAATGAGGGCAGGTGACGCAGCAAGAGACAGAGAGTTCGGACATGGCACCCCGGCGCAACAGCAGACCACCCCAGGCACCCGTTCAAGATCCAAATCCACTTGAACACGGGCACACCGTGCCAGACGACTCGGCCGAAGAGGCCGAGTTGGCTCGTCAGGCTGCGGAAGAAGAAGATTCTGGGAAAGCTTCAGTCAGCATTGAAAGTCTGCAACGAGATATGCTGGCGATGGAGCGACGTCACGCAGATGAGATTGCTAGCCTTAGACGCGCAAATCCACCTCCGAGAGAAGCCGCAGCTCCCCCTCCCGAAGATGATAACCTCGAGCAGCTTCTCTTCACCGAACCCAAGAAAGCTGTTCAGAAAATCCGTGAGCAAGTCAGTCGCGAGATCGAACAAACCCTGACGCGGAAGTATACTCAGGACCAGAACAATCAGAAATTCTGGAACTCTTTCGACGAGAAGTTTCCGGATCTGAAGGGTGACAGAGACCTCGTTGAAATGACCATGAATGCCAATCTAGCAAATCTGGCTAATATTCCCGTCGAAGACGCTATGGAAAAGCTCGCGGAGTTGACGCGGACAAGGATTTCCCGTTATACAAAAAGCAGGCCGCAAGGTCGCAGGCCGTTTGCCGAGGGGGCAACTCCCCCTATGCCACCCCGGCAGCAGCAGGAGGAAGAGGCTCCAGCTTCTCTAAGTGACATTGTCAGGCGGAGGCGCGCTGCCAGACATAATCGTGCTACGGTGGCTTAGGACTACGGAGGTAGAAGATGCCACAGTTCACCTGGCAGTTTGACTCGCCCTCGGGCACTTACAAAAACAACGCTCTGTCCATGAAGCTTTATGAAGCTGCTGTGGAGAACAGCGTCTTTGTGGATCACGTTCGTCCAGTTGAAGGCTTCGGCCGAAACTCAGGCGAGAGTGTTTCACTTACTCGCGTCCAGAACATCACGGAGCCGACGGATCCAGTTCTTCAGGAGACTGTCCGCATTCCTGAAGACCAGTTTGCACTGAGCGCAAAGTCCATCGTCGTCAAGGAGATGGGCCGGGCGGTTCCATTCACGAGCTTGTCACAAGACTTGTCTCGGTACGATCTGGAGAATCCGATCCAACGCAAACTGCGTGATCAGATGCGTCTGGCTCTTGATACGAGAGCCGCTGCTGGGTTCAAACGCGCCCAGATCAAGTACGTCCCCACGGGCGCGGCCACCAACAACATCACGACCAATGGCGTTCCTGGTGCCGCGGCTTCTGTCAACATGTCCTACTTCCATGTTGAACAGATCCGAGACTACCTATTCGACACTCTTCAAACTCCACCTCTTGAGGGTGACGATTACGTGGGCATCTTCCGTACTCTTGGACTGCGGGGGATCAAGCAGGACCCGAAGTGGGAGCTGTGGCACCAGTACACTGAGCCTCAGTCCAAGGCGAATGGCGAAGTTGGCCGAATTGAAGGCATTCGCTTCATCGAAACGAACCATGCAAAAGCCCTCGGCAAGGTTGGCACTGCATCTGTGTTGGGCGAAGGCGTGATCTTTGGGGAAGATGCCGTTGCTCTTGCCGAGGCCATGACACCGGAGTTGCGTGCTGCAATTCCTGGGGACTTCGGGCGCTCGCGTGCCGTCGCCTGGTACGGCATTCTCGAGTTCGACATCATCTGGGACACTGGCAATCCTGGCGAGGCCCGGATCGTCCATGTGACCTCAACGTAAGGAGGTGGTCAGATGTACGATCAACAGAAAAGTGACTATGTTATGTTGCTGGACAATTCTCTAGCTCCAGCGGCGAACATCGCCGGTAGCCGGTTTCACCCCGGCTCTATTCCCATCATGATCCAGCAGATCTGGGCAACTGTTACCACAGTGACAGCAGTTGCCATTGTGGCAGTCCAGTACAAATGGCGTCCAACGCCTGGATCTGACACGGGCTCGGTGGTTCTGGGAACGCTCAACATTCCCATTGGAACCACACCTGGCAAGAGTGTTTACAAGAACGTCACCCCGTTCGAGATGAACCCAGGTGGTGAGCTTGTGTTGTCTCTGTCAGGTGCGAGTGCTACTGGGAACGCGACCATCGGCTTCGCCGGTGCTCCGTCTTGGGATAACCCATCTAACAACCCGGCAGCAATCCTCTCGGCGTAAGGTCATCCAATGCCCGCTACCCTCAAGTTGAAGACGCATGAAGTCTCTGTAAATAAGCAAGGTGAGACCCTCGGAACTAGGGTGACGCCCTATATCCGTCTATACGCTGAAGATGGCCCACCGATCTTTCTACAGGGCGGTGCGTACTTCTATGAGGGTGGCGAGCAAGTTCCTGATGAAGCGCAACCGGATTGGCTCTTCGACATGCAGAAGAAGTGTAATCCTGAAGCCCTCAAAGCCTGTGGCTTTAAGACCTGATGCCCTACGAGAACACTCGACAGCTTAAAGAAGATATTCTGTTTCGTGCCTCCGAGCCAATCGGGGGCACTTCCGGCTGGGAAACTCGCTGCATTGATTACCTGAACCGGAATTATCGTGAACTAGCAACTGGTGCGAGTGCTTTTCTACCTGAATTCATCGACGATTGGTGGTGGATGCAGGAAAGCTCCTACTTCATGCTGGAACCGGCTTATGACACCGGCACCTGCAGCGTGATGCGCAACAGTCCTGTCATTACCCTAACCAATCCTCCGAACATTGATCCCCTGGGTTGGCGAGTTCGCTTTAAGGATCAACAGGTCCCGGACATCTTTGAAATTGTTGTTGGTGGTGCTGCTCAAGCTAACCTGACAATGGACGCACCCTACACAGGCCCTTCAGGATCCGTTGGTTTCTTTTTGATGAAGACCAACTATCGGCCTCTTACTACTGTGAAGCCCCAAGTTCTGGTTGGCGCCATGCGAGCCTTTCGGAACCCCGAGCGTATCTTCGGCCTCTCTCAGGAGCGCATGGATGAGCTGTTTCCGTTGGCGCGGTTGATGCCTGGCATCCCGCAAGCCTTCGCCATTGTTCAGGAACTCAATGACGCGCATAATCCTGGGTTGTTCTTTGAGGTTCGCTTCTCGCATGGTGGTCTGATCGGAACCAATCAGCGCATGCGCGTTGACTTCTGGTATCGGCCAGTTCTGGATGACCTGACTGATGGTACTGGCTCTATTCCCCGCGTTCCGCAACAGTGGCGGCACGTTCTATCTGATATGGCCCTCGTTCAGGTTCTTTTGGACAAGAACGACGACCGAGCCAATGCAGCGGCTCTAGCCGCCCGTACAACGCTAGCTGCCATGCTCAAGGAGAACCGGCGCCGCAACGTCAAGATAGATTTTAATGCTGGTCATATAAGTCCACGAGGGAATGTTGGCCCTAGCGTAAAGCTGTATCCAATTAGGACGGAAAGCGGCCTGATTATAGGATGACAAGTGGCTTACAGAGGTGTGACAGCTCGGCTCCCTATCGGAGCCCAGGGGTTTACAGGAACCCTTAACCAGTCCCAGGCAGGGCCTGGACATCTTCTTTTTTGCGAGGGTGCTGAACTAGATGCTGGCATCATCCGCAAGGATGGTGGTGCCAAGCTTATTGCTACTTTCGGCAACTTCACATCATACAAGTCTGTGCTCCATTTCAACGGAGCAGACCTATCCACCGCTATCGTGGATGATGGCTTTTCCCCAGGCGTATGGACCGCGCAGGACAACGCCAAGCTAACTATAGCTGACTTTAAGTTTGGTCCCTCTTCACTAACTCTTGACGGGGCTGGGGATTATGTCAGTGCTCCAAGCTTAGGCATCGGGGCCCAGTTCGCACTCCTTCCATTCACTGTCCATTGCTGGTTCAAGAATAAGGCCACGACGGGAACCCGTCGAAACCTCCTTGGCCAGACGGATGCTGCTGAGAATGCAATCAGCACCTCAATCGCTGTGGATCGCACGACCGCCAATGTAATCCGAGCTCGTATAGGCACTGGAACTTCGTTCCTTACACTAACTGGAACAACTCAGTTTACTGATGTCCTTAACAATGGCTGGAACCATCTCGCAGTGGTTCGTGACAACGTCGCCAACCTCTTGCGGCTCTTTATCAATGGTACGCAGGAAGCCTCGGTCTCTATTCCAGTTGGTACGTCAGTTAATGCCAGTGCCAATGTTTTCTCTGTGGGTTCCATTGGCACATTCACAACCACAACGTGGTTCGGCTTAGTTGATGAGGTTGTTATAAACCGAGGCCGTGCTTTGTGGACAGCGAACTTCATTCCTCCCACAAAACCTACCTCTGCATATGGCACAGGGGCAGATATCGTTGGTGGTGACACACCACTTCCAATTATAGCCGGAACTAGCTGGGCTGCAGGCGTTGGTCTTAATGAAGATGTTGTAGTGACGAGTAATGGAGCTGTCTTTGCAGATCCTGTGAGGGATGGAACATTCAGTAACCAAGTTGCCAGCGGTCTCAACGCTGTTCGAGATCCACCGCCTTATTTCTGCATCGGCGGTGGTGAAGTCGTCGGCCAGCCTCGGAAAATGTTTCTCTTCTCCTCGGTCAATCAGGTCCAAGCTCGCCCAGGTGTAGGCAACTTTGCACCCATAACAACACCCCCCGCTGACTGGGCCGGCGCTGGCAATTTCCCCACCTTCGGTTGTGTCCATGTACAACGCATGTTCGGAGGTGGAAACGCTTCCGATCCCCATCGTCTCTACTATTCCATGACGACGGACCATCAGGTTTACACTGGTGGCTCTGGCGCGGGCGCCGCCGGCACTATTCCCATCTATCCAGGACAAGGTGAACGCCTTGTTGGTGCTTACTCCATCCGTGGAGCCCTAATCCTTTGGAAATATCCCCTCGGTATCTATGTCCTCATCACGCAGGATCCAGATCCCACAACATGGTCCGTTGAGGTTTTGTCCCGGAGCGTAGGAGGCGTTAATGGTGACGCCATTATTCAGGTAGAAAATGACCTTCTCTACGTGGATCGCTCCGGGGCAATCCATTCCCTGACTGCAACCAACGACTTTGGAGATTTCAATACAAGCAATGTCAGCGAAGTTGGCAACATGCAGCCTTTCTTCAAGGACAACATTAACCGTGGGAAACTCCAAAGAGCTAAGGCTCTCTGGTATAGCAATAAGCGCCAGGCCTGGTTCTTTATGCCTCGCTCCAACAGCGATGTACCAGACATTCGCATCCAGCTAGCATTCCCCACGCTGCAACAACAGCAACAAACAGGTCCGACACCCCGCTTCTTCATGTCTCGCCGCGATTCGGCTAACGCCATTTGGCTCCGTCCTGACAATACAGATGGTCTTCTAAAGCCAACTATTGGTTCTGAGGATGGTTGTATCTATCAACTTGATGATGATGCTCGGAACAAGAAAGGCGTTGGCTATCCTATCCAGTTTAGCACAGCGAGCACAGACCTTTCCTTTGTAAATCCAGCCCTGGCCACAAAACAGAAGAATGGTCAGTTTTTAGAGATTGTCTATGAACCTGAAGGCGAATGGGATCTGTTGGTAGACACCTTCTGGGACGACATTTATACAGAGACTTTAGCCTTCACCATGGGAGGCGCTGGAGGCGTCCTTGGTTCCTTTGTCCTAGATAGCGATCTTCTCGGTGCTGCAGGCATCCGTGAAAGCCGCCGACGTGTCGCCGGCTCTGGCCGACGCTTCAAGATAACGTGCACCAACGACGGCGTGAACCAAAACGTAAGCCTAGCCGAATTCCATCTCTCGTTCACCGTAGGTGACGAAAGGACTCCAGAATGACCTACCTTGAGAATTTTGCTCAAATGGGGCCTGATGGAACCCTTGAGCGCTTGCAATGTAAGATCTGTGGCACCGTCATTGGCGAGAAGCAGCAGCGAACTATCGGCTTCCGCAAAGCACCTGATGGCCGCGTCATCGAGCGCATCATCGAGGGCTTCACCAGGAACCATCTTTACACTGAAATCAAAATCATCTTCGACGATGGCTCTGCACACGTCACAAACGGATGCAAGACTTGTCTGATGGGCAATTTGTCAGTGGAAGCCTTATCCGAGCTGACGTCAATCGATGAAAGGGACCTCAAACTATCTCCTCGCAAAGGAGCAGTGATTGAGGTTGTGGAAACCAAGATTGGTGGAGGCATCGTTTAATGTCTCAGGGCGGTTATACACATACGACCAGGGCCACTGGCACGGTGTTGACCGCTGCCATTTACAATAACGATCACCAGAACCACATCACGAACCAGAACCCCCAGATGACTGGAGGGTATAGCGATAACCTCTCCCAAATGCAGATTGTCACGGACCCCGGCACCCTTGGTGCTGAGAGCCTGGCAGCCTCGCTCGCTGGAGAGATCGAGCGCATTCGCTTTCAGATTCGTGCCCTCTCGGGCGAAGCTCAATGGTACATTCCGCCGGTCAACAGCATCAAGAACCTTGGTGGCCTAGCCGACAACAGCATTGCTCTCTCAAAGCTTGCCAACACTACACAAGGCAAGCTTATGATGCGCACCGCAAGCGGTGTAGGGCCATGGCAGGAGGCCGACATTCCGGGCCTAACGGCCTTGTCACCACCGGCACTAGGAGACTTCCTCCTCGGGGCTCCTGCTGCTGGTGGGGCACCTCGTAAGATCCTCATCTCTGACATTCAGCCCAGCTCGATCCTTGCTCCGCAAGGTCGATTGACCCTGACAGCCAGCACGCCTGTAATGACCTCCGTGGTCAGTGCTGCGACTACTGTACGATATACTCCATATGCTGGTCTTTTCGTTCCTGTCTGGAATGGAACCCTTATCGTTGCTGCCAACACGGGCGGTGAGCTGACCCAGACCACAACCGACACCACGAAGTCCCCAGCAGCCTGCGTTGCCAATAAGAATTACGACATCTTTTTCTGGATGGACGGCGTAACACCTCGCATTTCCCGAGGTCCCGTTTGGACAAGTGACACAGCTCGAGGCTCTGGAGCCGGCACCACTGAACTAACCCGTATTTCTGGTCTTTTGGTCAATGCTCAGACTATCGTAAATGGTCCCGCCGCTAATCGCGGAACCTACCTGGGCAGCATCCGAACCAACGGTTCGGCTCAGATTGACTACGTCAATAACATCGTTGGTGGAGCACCTGCCAAGCTGACCGTCTACAATGCATACAATCGCATTCTCAGTCCCATTGTTCAGAAGGACGCAGGAACATCATATAACCCAGGTGCAACAACAACCAGGCCTGTTGGAAACAACTTCAACAACAGGATCGAATTTCTCCGTGGCCTAGATGAGGACCTTGCTCGGTTCCATGCTCAAATTCGTGTGGACGCTGGAGGAGGCTCTTTCTTCATTCTCGGCCTAGGTTTGGATAGCACAGCCGCCGCTGGGGGAAGTGGCACATTCTCTGCAGATGGCCTCGTAAACAGCGGCGCTGGACAGGCTGCCATAGTAAGCTCAAACGCCGTTGCTTCTCTCCTTCTCTACACCGGCCTCGGTTACCACTATGTCTGCGCCCTTGAGACTACAAACACAGGCATGACCGTGTTTACTGGCAATCACTACGATCTGCTTATGGAGACGATGGCCTAATGTCTACTGTCATCATTATTGCAGACAGCGAGCGGCATTACGAGGCTGCTTATGATCTCATGTCCCATGAGGATGCTGATCCATGTAAGCTACATTTTCCAACTCTTCTAGCGTTTGATGAAGAAACTCATGAGCTGGTTGGAATGCTGGGCACTCAACATCAGGATGGATTGATAATCTGCGGACCATTGGTCCTTGAGGGCAGTCATCCTCGTCTGAAGACGGCACTTCAACTGTGCAATGACTATGAAGCGATAATGCGTAAAATGGGCATTAAGAGCTTCATCCTGTGGGTTGACGAAGGCAACATAATCGATCAGTCAATAAAACGCTATATCCCGGACGGCGTAGAGCTATACGCTGAAGAGGGAAAACGCAAGTTCTACATCAGGAGGCTGTAAATGGGTGGCGGTGCAAAGGTTCCACCTCCTTCTGCAGAAGAGCGGGCTCTCCAAGCCTCCCAGAAGGAAATGATTGATCTGCAGCGGGACATCCTGTTGCAGCAACAGCAGCAGAACAAGGTCCTTTTACCTTTCTTAGCTGACCAGGAAGGCTTTTCCATTACCCAGGATGCCAATGGCAACATCCTTTCCATCTCCAAGAAAGATGATCCTCTTGCAGCGCAAGCAAAGGAAATCCAAGGTCTTCTGCAAGATCGGAGCCTTAAAGCTCTCAAGGGAGAGCTTCCTGTGGACCCAGGTCTCGAGCGGGACCTAGCTTCTCAGAAGGAACAGCTCCGTAACAAACTGGCTAGCCAGTTTGGTCCTGGCTTCGAGACTGCTAGTCCAGCCATTGAGGCTCTGAACCGCTATGATGAGAGCGCCAACATCCTCCGTGAAGGTGCTCGTACTGGCCAGCTAACGCTGGCTGAACAGCTAGGTATCACGCGGGAGCAGCAGAACGACTTCGCTCGACAGTCTAGCCAGGATGTGTTGCGCCAGTCCGCTATTGGTGACCCCCTGACTTTCGCCGGCGCCTTTGGTCAGACAGCCAACAATTACCTTCGCGCGCAGCAGCCCTTCATTCAGCAACGTCAGATGCAAACCCAAGCCTCCATCGCCAATGCTCAGTCCTCAGCTTCAATGTTTGGCGCTGGCATTGGCCTCGTGGGAGCCTTGTTCTCCGATGCTGATATGAAGGGAGACTTGATCCAGATTGCGGAACACAAGCGTTTGGGAGTGCCCATCTATCTATACATTCGTAAAGACACTGGAGAGGAGATGATTGGAATTCTGGCCCAAGACGTCCAGAAGGTTCGTCCGTGGGCAGTTGGCACGAAGGATGGTTACCTGACCGTCGACTATAAGGAGCTGAACTAACCATGGATATCCCTTACGGTCCTAACGAGACCGTAGCGATAAATCCAAATCAAATACTGATCCTTCCAATACCGTCTGGTGCCCAGAATATTAACATTGTTGTGGGCGTCCAGGTGCACGACGTCACGTTCCATTTCGACGTTGGAGATCCCCTTACTTATAATATTTGGTATGGCCACAACAGGTTTCATTGCCCTCCACAGGCTGGCAATTACACCATAAACAGTCCCGTTCAGTTCGACGCAGTCATTTATTTTGACTATGATATAGAGGGAGTTGGACCTTCTGGGCTGCAGGGTCCAACTGGTGCACAGGGTCAGACTGGACCTCCTGGTCCTCAGGGACCAGCGGGTCCTACTGGACCCCTAGGCCCAACGGGTCCTGTCGGTCCTCAGGGTGTTCCGGGTGGTACAGGATCAACAGGTCCTCCTGGTGTGGGCTCTATAGGTCCTCCGGGGCCTACCGGTCCCGCTGGCACTCCTGGTGCCACTGGACCACAGGGTCCAACAGGACCTACTGGAGCCACCGGACCTTCAGGAAGCACCGGCCCTGCTGGAGCCACCGGACCAACAGGACCCGCAGGCGTCGATGGTTTTACCCAAAGCTGCATCAACTTCATAGTTGACGGCGGCGGACAGGTCATTTCAACAGGCGTAAAGGGTTATATAGAGATCCCCCAAGCCTGTACTATAAATCAATGGACCCTGCTAGCCGATCAATCTGGCTCCATTGTTGTGGATGTATGGAAGGATACTTATGCCAACTTCCCCCCAGTTGCTGGCGACGTGATAACTGCCTCTGCAAAGCCAACCATTGGATCCTCTACCAAGGGTCAGTCTTCTACCTTAACCGGCTGGACAACTGCTCTCGCTGCAGGGGATATCCTCGCCTTTAATGTAAACAGTGTCACTGGCATCTTTCGCTGCACCCTCAGCTTGAAGGTAACTAAGGTATGACCGTAAGCTATGTAGCTGCCCTGCAGAATACCCGCATGGATGCGGTTATTTCTGCTATCGACATCAATGCCGCTCCAGCGAAACTGGAGATTGGAACTGCTAGCATGGCAGCGGTTCTGGCGACCATAACGCTAAATGATCCCAGCTTCGTCAGAAGTGGAACTCCTCCAAATGTTGTGATCACTATGCAGGGTGTTCCGAAAAGTGCCACCGCAACTGGTACTGGAACCGCCGCTGCTGCCCGTATCCGTGATGGTGGTAGCAATGACATTGTTACAGGTCTTACGGTTGGAACTTCCGCTTCCGACATAATCCTCAGCTCAACCTCCATTACGACTGGACAGACAGTTAGCATAACGGCAGGCACTATTAAGCATTCGGCTTAACTAGAGACCTTACGTGGCCATCTCCTTCGTTGAGTGGAAAGCCGCTGAGACTATCGTCAGCGGCACCACGGTAACGACGCCTGCGTTTGCAGCAACGCAGGCCGGTGACGTTATTATCTTCGCTGGCTTCGGTGGCCCCGGCACCCTCAGCGTCAAGACCAACAACAACGACCCCGGCACGTTCGGCGTACTCAATGGTGTGCGCGGGGCGCAGGTTGGCACCAGCAGCCTGCAAAACTTCGTCGGCATTATTCCGAAGCCGACAGTCGGTTCAACCACGGTCACGCTGACGCAAGGCACGGCCAGCCAGTTTAAGGTGTTGGGCGTCTGGGTCGTGCGTGGCATGACCAACCCGACGCAGGACCAAGGCGTCTTCACGGGTCTGCAGACCGGCACGATCAACGTCAGCGGCCTGACCGGCACACTGGCAGCTACAGAAGAGTTCGGCGTCGGCTTCACACTCACCAACGGCAACACATCGAGCCTGAACACGGGGCAAACCGGCAGCGCCAATTTTACCTACGATGGCAAGGTCACCAACAACGCAGGTGGCTGGAGCCACCAAGTCACTGCGGCTACAACAGCGATCCAAGCAGCCTTCAATTGCCCGAGCGGTGGTGGTGACTGCCTCTGCGCCACCTACCGCAGCGGTCCGGCCTGGGAATATCTCGGCGCCAGTCCGGTTGTTGAAACCACTACGACCACGCACACGCTGACCGAGCCAGCCAACGTCGTTGCGGGCGACTTGCTGGTTGCGACCATCGCCTCACGCATCGCCTCAACCACGTCCATCACACTGCCTGCCGGCTGGACCCTAGTAACCGAACAGAAAAACAACAACGTCCTAACAACATCTTCAGCTACGCCTTCTGGAATGATGGCGTACATCGTGCGCGGTGCATCGGCGCCCGCGTTGACATTTACCCATCCCGCTGCGCCCAGCGTTGCGCGGGGCCAGATCGTTGCCTATCGCGGTAATGATAGTGTGCCGCTTGACACTCAGTCATCGTTTACCACTGCCGTTGCGACGACTGCCGTGTCTGGCGCAGGCATGACTACGACGCAAGCCACTGACTTGCTCGTGATTGGTGCTTGCGGCGGTCTGGCCTCAGCATGGTCGGCGTTCGACGCGGTAACCGATCCACCAACTGCGAGCGGCACTGGTGGTCTTACCGACAATCCCATTGCCGGAACCTGGAAGGAACGTCAGGACGCTTCAACAGCAACTGGTGCCGATACATCTCTGGCAATTGCCGATGGCATCAAAGCCACAGCCGGCGCTACAGGCAACCTAACCGCGACTGCCTCCATATCAGCGGCACAAGTAATCGTTGCCGGCGCATTCAAACTGCTTTCGACCGGCGTCACTGGCACTTTAACAGTCACCGAAACCGCTGACACTGCAGCCTTTACAGGCGCAGTGGAATGGCAAGCTGTCCTGGATGCTACGGAAGCTGCTGACACCGCTGCTTTCACTGGAAGCGCAGCATGGACAGGCGTCCTAGACACCACAGAATTGCCAGATACTGCAGCTTTCACTGGAGCTGTTGAATGGCAAGCCATTCTAGACACGACCGAGCCTGCTGATACAGCCAGCTTCACAGGTGATGTTGCTTCAATCGGCACGCTGGACACCACCGAGCCTGCCGATATTGCTGCTTTCACGGGTTCTGTAGAGTGGCAAGCAGCTCTAGACGCCACTGAGAATGCTGACATTGCCGCCTTTACCGGCAATGTTGAGTGGCAAGCGGCTCTGGACACAACCGAACCTGCCGACACTGCAGACTTTACCGGAACCATTACTCTAGCAACCATAACTGGAACCCTTGACGCCACTGAAAGCGCCGACACTGCAGCATTCACCGGCGCAGTAGAATGGCTGCTGGTCCTGGATACAACCGAAGCTGCCGATACAGCAGCTTTCACTGGATTAATTCTTGATTCAATAACCGGAATCTTGGGAGCTACAGAGGACCCGGATCAAGCATCCTTCATAGGCGATGCAATAAATAGCGCGGCCTTGACTGCCCTTGAGGATCCCGATATTGCTGCTTTTACTGGAGAAGTTTCCACGCCTGCTATTCTAGGTGCTATTGAAGGAGCAGACACAGTAGCATTTACAGGAGACATTGTAGTCACTAGAGTTTTTTCTCAATCGGTTATCGTAGGTTAAGAAAAGGAGAACCAGATGGATACCCTAGAAATCACGACCACTGCGCAAGAGCATCCGTGCCCTGCGGGCACCAAAACCGTCGTCATAACGGATGGGACACAGAACCATGGGCACATCGACTTTGAACTTGATGCAACTGAAGATAGTCCTGTGATTCAGTTTGGGAAGAATATCTTCCCTGTCCCTGAGGGCCGGGACAGCTTTTCAGTCATAGCTGTTGCACCTTATACTGTGGGTGTTGAATATCTGAAAAAAATCGTTGCTCCAGGTTCGGGAGCTGAAGATATTCAAACGCAGCTTGATGACCATGAAGCTCGCATTACAGCGCTGGAACTTGCCGGCGCTCCAGCAACAACAGCCAAACAGAAACCTTCCCACACTCCCCAGGCTCAACATCGCCCGCACAATGTAGTTGGGCACCAACCGCCACGGAACAAGTAAGATGGCTGAATTCAGGCTCCCCCGTCCCATTCCCGAACCAATGACCCGGCTGCCTCGCCTTACTGTGCCAGGTGTTGGCCTTAACGATCAATCGCAATCTGCCATTGCTGGTTACCTCAAGCGTTTGCCGGCACAGACGGGCGGGGGAACTGACACCTATCAAGCAGGTATTGATCAGTCCACTGGTGGAGACATGCGCCGTGCTTACGGCGACATGCGCGCACAGGAGCAAGCCCTTGCGGCTCAGCAAGCCACGGCCCTACAGGCTCACAAAGACTACCACGATAAGCTCCAAGCTACCCAAATGCAAGTCAATACTCGCAACAATGATCTGAAGCTAGCCCAGAACATGCTCATTGCAACGGACCCCAATGCGGACAAATCTGTCCGTAAGTTCATGTTGCAAGGTCTCTCCAATGCTTCTGGAGTTGATCCCAAAGGAGAGTACAGCAAGAATCTCCAAACAATGATCCTGGGCATGTCCCCAGATTCTCTGGAAGCCCTACGTAGCACTTTCGGATCTGACATTCGCACGGCGCCGCCAGGCTCCATTCAGCAAACGCTGAATGGACTCTTCTCTGGAAAGGTTCCCCTCGAGAATGTGATTGGACAGGTTAAGCAGCACCAGGAGGCTCAGGCCGCAGCGGGCTCTGCCGCCTCCGCACCAGGGTTGCCTCTAACAACCGGTGCCAGCGCTTCTGGTGCTGCCCCCTTGCCTGACGCTCCATCAGGAGTTGACGTTGCAACTGCTGCGGCTGGAGAGGCTGCTGGTGGGGGTGCGTCAATCACCCCAGCAGCTCCCATTCAGTCCACACCCTCCGCACCAACTGCTCCAGTCCAATCAGCCACGGACAATACTTCAGATCCTGCGGAGGCTGCCCGCCTTCTTCAGGCTGCTATGTCTGAGTCCTCAACAGGTGCAGAACCACCTCCCACGCCTCCAGAACCGGACATTCCATCCCCTGACGTAGCAGCAGCTCCAGAAGCTGCAGCAGCATCCCCGGAAGCGGCCGCAGCCGGGGTAACACCCCAAACGGCTGCACCCTTCAGTAAGATCGACATCCCACAACATTGGCGGGATGCTGCAGAGAAATCTGGTGACAAGCTGGCTCAAGACATCATCGCCAAGATCGACCAACGGAATGCCGTCATTGACAGTTCCCAGTACACTCCTCCTGCTGAGGCGGGCGCGGCTGCACCCAGCGGAACGCCCCCACCAGCTTCGGCCAAAGCTACCACTGCAACAGCTCCGGACCAACGGAGCATCACGCAGAAGATAGCTGACGCCCTTGGAATGTCTCCTAGTGGACCTTTCAGATCTGATTACAAATCCACAACTGAACCTGTAGCTCCAGGTGCAGCTGAAGGTGCTGCGGCTGCTACAACTACAGATCGTCCCGTTGTGGACCCGAAGACTGGTCAGGAACTTCCCAGTTCACCTGGTACAACCAGGGAACAATTCAACCAGTCTGTGGCTGAGTACAACACGAAAGTTGCACAGGAACCTGTAGCCAAGACTCCGAACCTCCAATATGTAAAACCTGATGACCGTGAGATGGGGGAACGCCCTGTTCCTCCGAGCATGCAAAACAATCTTCCAGGTGTTGATAAGACACAGCAATACTCCTTCAATCACCTTAAAGAAATCTATCCTCTATTGGATGATTCTACTGAATACAAGAAGGAGTTTGCCAAGCGGGCTGAGAATGCCAAGGATGCTACCCGAGAGGTCCTGGACTCTAATATGGACTTGGCTAATCTGATCAATATTGCTCAGAAAGCTAAGACCCTAGGTGGGCTTGATGCATCCCTCAAGACACCTTGGGGAAGTTTTGATCTTGGAAAGATCACTCCTGGTACAGCCGCCAGACTTGCCGAGGGTGTTAAAGATTGGTTCAACACTGAAACCAAAGTTACCCCGGATCAGTTCTCAGGCATCCGTGACGAGGCCCAGAAATATGCTGCCAAGCAATTGGCCAACACTAATCTCAGCAATGAAGATAAAGCAGTCCTGCAAACAATGTTGGAGGCTGGATTCTACCGTAGCGCAGTTTCATTCGCACGAGCCAACAACAATGGTGGCAAACAGATCTCCAACCAGGACATGCAAATTGGCCTGAAAATGGCTGGTGACGTGAACCTGACAGGTGCCGCGAACATTGCGCTTACTAAGACTAACACTGACCGATCCATGAAACAGGCTACGAACGAGTTTGGTCAGTTCGTTGGTCAGCCTAACATGCCGGCGAACTTCGACTCCATGTCATCCAAAGATCGCCAAGAGCTTATGAATAAGCATTTCAACTTGCAGAAGGATGGGGACAAGTCTCCCCTGAGTCCGGAGATGTTTAAGCAGCTTGCTCAGGCGGAGGTTGACTACCAATCTCAACGCAGGGGAGGTCCGGCAACTGATCCAAACCGCTTTATCCAACGCACTGGGAATACAGAGGAGGACTATCGTGTAGCTCAACAGAAGAACCTTTCTGTTGAAGAAGCTCGAAAAGCTGCTGTTGAGGAGCGGGCTAAGATTGCACAGGAGCTATCCATTGAAAGTCACAAACTGGCCCAGCAGCGTTACCAAGATCAGCTCGCTCACCAAGCTCGCCAAGAGGCTCAACATCGGCAGGATAAACTACAGGCAGCCTTCCAACACATTGGTGCCATGGTCGCTGGATCAGTCAAGGGTGTTAGCATGCCTCAGATCGGAGGCGGTGATAGCCAGGACACTTCAGCTTTCCGTATGACACCAGCTCCTCAGCGTGTTGCTCCTCGCGTAGGTGCCGCGCAAGCTCCACAACGTGCCTTACCTCAGATTAATGTAAGGGGTGGTCGCTAATGCCAATTCGACGCGTTCCCATCGGAACGATACAAGACAGCAATGACCCTCTGAGCGAGCTTCAACGTCGTCAGAGGGTCATTGAGAATTCTCTTGGCCCTGATTACAGTGTGCAAGAGCTGATGCGGGAAAGGGGCACCGCTCCAGAGGAGCGACAGGCCACACCCGCAGAAGTTTCTCCCCAGGATGTATCCTACAAGCCCAGAGGAACTGAGTACAACATCCTGGGTTATGACCCATCGGCTTCTCGCGCACTGCAAGTCGCTAGCAGTTCTCCCATTGCTGGATTGAACTTCGATGAAGTTCCGCGCAGCGGCAACTCTGAAAACAGCCGCGAGCACATGGGACCTCGCAGTGGAGGCAATCACGCTGGAATAGACATTCCAGCGAAGCCTGGCACTCCCGTAGTCGCTCCCTTGGACGCT